GCCAGAAAATGCTCCAAGTGTTTGTCATCATTATTGTGGATCATGTATGGAATCAACCTAGACATATCAAATAGATGCACAAACAGATGTCCTGGTTGTGCTAGGGAGAAATTCAAGCATGTACCTGGTTCTGATATTACCCTGTCAGACATGGAGAAGATTACAGATTTTTTTGAAGCGATTACTTTTTGTGGTCAAGTATCAGACCCTACTTTACACCCTAAGTTTCATGATTTGTTAGCGATATGTATAAAGAAGAATAGAAAGGTTGTAGTGCAAACTGCTGTAGCAGTCAAACCAAAGATGTGGTGGACAAGATCATTCATGATGTCAAGAGGTAAAAATGTTGAATGGATATTTGCTATAGATGGATTACCTAAAGATAGTAACAAGTATAGAGTAAATCAAGATGGAGAGAAATTGTATGACATCATGTTGAGATGTGCATCATTTGGTGTCAAGACTCACTGGCAATATATCATATTCAATTATAACGAGAATGATGTAGAACATTGCAAGTCCATTGCACAACAACATGGAATCAAGTTCATGCAAATTACATCTGGTAGATGGGGAACAGAGGTTTTGAAATCACTTCAACCATCAAAAGACTTCTCAGATATAAGTGGAGTTTCATTTAGAAAGTACACTAAATAACCAGTTTTTCTAAATAGTTTCAGTCAAAAAGCTATGGTACTGTAGGGAGTTAGAATGGCACTTCGATTAGCATCTCCAGGTATATCAGTAAGAGAAGTTGATTTGACCCGTGGGGCGGTAGATTTTACCCTCAACGTCGTAGCGGGTTTAGCGGCTCCTTTCAAACGAGGACCTGTCAATGAAATTACTAGAATAAACAATGAGAAAGAATTAATAGATGTTTTCGGCACACCTGGTGTTGGAACAACTGATAGACATTATGAGTGCTGGTATTCAGCAGCGAATTTTCTTTCATACGGTGGTAAATTAGACGTAGTAAGATCAGCAGGTGGTGACCTCAATAATGCGAACGCAGGTGTGAATACCTCTGCATTAGGCGGTATCTATAGTGGTGCACTCGTTGTTGAAAACTATGAAGATTGGGAAAACAATCACGAGGATGACACAAACTGGTATTGGGCAGGTAAATATCCTGGCAATTACAATAACGGAGTAAAGGTTTGCGTCATTGACAACTTTGCTGATCAAATTATTACACCAAACACCTTTACAGGTGGTAATATGGCAGCAGTGGTTGTTGGAGCAGGGGTAACACAGGCACTGACAGGTAAATCAATTGGTGTTGGTACGGTTACTGATGCAAGTGGATTCCTAAAAGGTATTGTTGCTAAGAAAACTGATACAACAGTTGAGGTAAGAGTTGTAAGCACAGTTATCGGTGGCACTGAAACAGAGGTTGATTACCAACCTAACTCACAATTTGAGTTCAAGACAGGTTCGGGAGTATTCTTTACCAATGCTTCAGGTACAAACGTTGCTTCATCAGCAGGTGGTACACCTGATCACACAGTTACAGATTGGTATGATTCACAGAATCTACTGACAAGTGTGGCAGATGGGGGAACTGACGCATCCACTGTGACATGGAGATCTGTTCTCAATAAACCAAAAGACAGTAATTGGACAAGAGCAAGAAAAGGTAGAAATGACGCACTGAATATTGTGGTCATTGATGTAGACGGACTTGTGACAGACGAACCTGGTTCAGTCATAGAGAAGTTTGGCAATCTATCAAAAGCTGGAGACGCACAAGGTATAGGTGGTGCTCCAATATACTATAAGAATTTCTTAGCAGAGAAATCAGAATTTATTTGGTCTGGACAACACGTCACTGCTGCTGATGATGCTCATCATGGCACTACGGTTACATCAAGTGGATTCTCATCTGGATTTACTGCAGTCACAGACGCAGCTGGTTCATGGGGACAAGATGCTAAGAACAATAAGTTCTCCTCAATCGGTAATGCAAGTTACACCTTAGAATCAGGAAGAGATTATCAAGGTATAGGATTATATGATCCCCCACTTGGTGACATTCTGAACGCATATGATAAGTTCAATGATGACGTGAACAGTGACATCAGGTTCTTATTACAAGGAAGTGCACATAAAACAAAAGAGGAGGAGCAAGCGAAAGCAAATAAACTCATCTCTATATGTGAACTTAGAAAAGATTGCATTACATTTATCTCACCAAACAGAGGAGCAACAGTAAACGTTGCAGACCCTGCTGATCAACTCAAGAATGTATTGAGTTTCTTCGGTCCTATCACTGCATCATCATATGCAATATTCGATACAGGATATCAATATGTGTATGATAGGTTCAACAAGAAATTTATTTACATGCCAATCTCTGCAGACATTGCAGGTTTGTGTGTAAGAACTGATAGGGATCAATTCCCATGGTTCTCACCTGCAGGTTTGGTAAGAGGTGGACTTAACTTTACAGTGAAGTTGGCATTCAATCCTGGTCAGGATGCGAGAGATCAGTTGTACTCAAATAGAGTCAACCCTGTTATCTCAAGAGCTGGCGATGGTGTTATTCTATTCGGTGACAAAACTGCAATGGCAGTTGAGAGTGCATTCGATAGAATCAACGTTAGAAGATTGTTTATCACACTTGAGGTTGCAATCGAGAACGCTGCTAAGTCAGTGCTCTTTGAACTCAACGATGCTGGAACTAGACAAAACTTTGTCAATATCGTTGAACCATTCCTACGTGATGTACAAGCAAAGAGAGGTATTCAAGACTTCTTACTTGTTTGTGACGACACAAACAACACACCTGATGTAATAGACCGCAATGAGTTCCTTGCTGACATATTCATCAAACCAGCAAGATCAATTAACTTCATTGGTCTAACATTCGTTGCTACAAGAACTGGAGTTTCCTTCAGTGAAGTTGTAGGAACTGTGTAATAGGAGACCCACACAATTATGGCATTAGACAGAAACATTTTTTCCATACCAAATAATGAGAGGTCAATTGACTCTTTCAAATCAAGGTTGGTACAGGGTGGTGCTCGTCCAAACCTCTTTGAGGTTGAGATGGACTTCCCTTCAGGTGTAGGTATTTTCGATGAAGAGATTGAGAATACAAGACACAGAATGATGATCAAGGGTGCACAGTTACCTGCATCAAACATCGCTGAAGTTGTCGTTCCTTTCAGAGGGAGACAACTCAAGGTGGCAGGTGACAGAAGATTTGATCCTTGGACAATTACAATCATCAATGACGGTGACTTCAAACTCAGAGAAGCATTTGAACGTTGGTCAAACTTCATAGTCAAAGTATCTGACGGATCTGGTACAATCAATCCATCTGATTATTTTGCGGATTGGATAGTAAACCAATTAGGACGTGCATCTACTGATTTGAATCTAAGAGGAGAAAACAATCCAGCAACTCTTCCAGTTCTTAGAAGATATCAAATGCATGGATGTTGGCCAAGTCAGGTAAGTGCAGTTGAATTATCATACGATACTGCTGATGTAATCGAAGAATTCCAAGTTACCCTCCAAGTACAGTGGTGGGAAGCATATGATGGCAATTCTGCTGATTCTGTAGTATAATAAATAGGTCAACACAGTAAAATATAATTATGGCTAAGCTTTTTGGGTTCTCAATTGATGAACCCAACAAAGAGAATAAGAATATAATCAGTCCTGTCCCCGAAAATAATGAGGACGGGGCTGATTATTTTCTGTCGAGTGGATTTTACGGACAGTATGTAGATATTGAAGGGGTATTTCGTACAGAGTTTGATGTAATAAAAAGATATCGTGACATGTCACTTCATCCTGAGTGTGACACTGCAATAGAACACGTTGTCAATGAGGCAATTGTATCTGATAGTAATGATAGTCCAGTAGAAGTCAATCTAGATAACTTGAACGTAAGTTCTTCGATGAAGAATGTTATTAGAGAAGAGTTCAAGGGTGTAAAAGACTTACTTAATTTTGACAAGAAGTCACATGAGATATTCAGAAATTGGTATGTGGACGGTAGATTATATTATCATAAGGTTATTGACTTACAAAAACCTGATGAGGGAATACAAGAGCTGAGATACATCGATTCTCTGAAACTTAAGTTGATGAGAGTACAACAAAAAGATGGTAAAGAGAAAGGTGTACCAGTATTACCTTACTCAGGTGCAGGTACAGTAACAAAAGATGCAAAGGTAGTAGAGTTTTACACTTACTATCCACAGGGCATGGCACAGAAATATGGTTCTGTAGCAGGTAAAGGTGTAAAGATAGCAAAGGATGCTATTACTCATGTTCACTCAGGATTGATTGATAGAAATAAAAAACTGACTCTTTCTTATCTTCACAAAGCAATCAAAGGTCTCAATCAATTACGTATGATTGAGGATTCATTAGTAATCTATAGATTATCAAGAGCACCAGAGCGTAGAATATTCTATATTGATGTTGGTAATCTTCCTAAGATAAAGGCAGAACAATATTTGCGTGATGTTATGATGAGATATCGTAACAAGTTAGTGTATGATGCAAATACTGGTGAGATCAAAGATGACAAGAAGTTCATGTCTATGTTGGAAGATTTCTGGTTACCTAGAAGAGAGGGTGGAAGAGGCACAGAGATTTCTACATTGCCAGGTGGACAAAATCTAGGTGAATTAACAGATATTGATTACTTCCAGAAAAAATTATATCGTTCATTGAATGTGCCTGAGTCAAGAATTGGTGCTAATGATGGATTCAATTTAGGTAGATCATCTGAAATTTTGCGTGATGAACTTATGTTTAGTAAGTTTGTAGGTAGACTCAGAAAAAGATTTAGTGGTTTGTTCATAGACATTCTAAGAACACAACTTATACTAAAAAATATTGTGACTCCAGAAGACTTTGACAAGATGTCTGAGCACATACAATTTGATTTCAAGTATGATAATCATTTTGCTGAACTCAAGGATCACGAGTTGATGACGGAACGTCTCAATATTATGGTGGCAATTGAACCATACATCGGCACATACTATTCAAGAGATTATGTAAAACGTAAAGTCTTACGTCAAACAGATGATGAGATAGAAGAGATGAGACAAGAAATGGAAGAGGAGAACGCATCTGGAATTGGTGTGCCTCTTGAAACTCAGAACATGATGGTGCAAGGTAGATTAGATACTGAGAAAGAAGCAGCAAAGAATTTAGGCAAGACACCAAAGGAACCTGACATAGCAAATGCAAAGGGAGAAGGGAGTACTGAAGCACCTGGCATAGATATCAAGAAGGCGAAGATATAAATAACACTAAGTGTTTATTAGAATTATTTTATGGAACCGCAACAAATTGTAGATCTTGTTGGAACAGACGCACCTTCATCGGAAGTGTCTGATGCTATCAAGCAAGCATTATATGCGAAATCAGTTGAAAGAGTTGATGCTGTTACACCTGATGTTGCATCAGTATTGTTCGGTGGGAAACCAGAAGAACAAGAAGTAGAAGATGAAGCACCAGAGGCAGAAGCAGAAACCGAAGTAAACGCTGAACTTGAACAAGAACCTGAACAGGAAACAGAAGAATGAGTGCATCACAACCACTATCATTAGTAACAGATTATGGTGAACTAAGCAGTGCTAACGCAACATCTGCTGTAACATCTGCTCAGACAGTGAAGACTGGTGTGCTTTACGTAGTCTGTTCAGAGGCAAAGGCAGGTGGACACATCGCAGTTTGCAACACAGCAAACCAAGCAGGTGTTGGATCATTTCATGTAGCGAAAGGAGATTCATTCCTTTATCGTTACGGTCATCCATCTAACGCACCAGTTTCTGCCATCAGTAAAGCAAACGGTGCAGTACTAACTATTGATCATACAGATACAAAGTTCAAAGTAGGTGACTTCGTTACCCTCTCTGGATCTGCTGTAGGAACATACAATAGCACGATTGCACATAAAGAGATTACAGCAATTCAAAGACCACAAAGAGTCAATGAATTCAAAACAACTATCACAGTTGACGCTAATACATCATCTCTTGCAGATTTTACTGGCACAGCAACACTAACAAAGTCTGTAATTTTTAGACTAGCACCTGAGACAGCATCAGGATGCACACTCCACTTACACGAGGTAGGAATAGGATGAAATTAATTTCAGAAGAAATAGAATCAGTTGATATTCTTACTGAAGAGAAAGATGGTAAGAAAACTCTTTATATTCAAGGTCCATTTTTACAGGCAGAGATAGTAAATCGCAACAAACGTTGCTACCCTCTCTCTACTATGATGAATGAAGTAAAAAGATATAATGAAGCGTTCGTATCAAAAGGAAGAGCACTAGGAGAACTAGGTCATCCAGACGGACCGCAAATAAATCTTGATCGTGTATCACACAAAATCGTATCACTCACTCAAGAGGGAAATAATTTTGTAGGTAAAGCACAAATTCTTAGCACACCCATGGGTAAAATCGCTGAATCTCTCTTAGATTCTGGTGTAAAACTTGGAGTGTCCTCAAGAGGAATGGGATCTATCGTAAATAGAGAAGGCGTATCTTACGTTGGAGAAGATTTCATGCTTGCTACTGCTGCAGATATAGTTGCAGATCCTAGTGCACCAGACGCTTTTGTCGATGGTGTGATGGAAGGTAAAGAGTGGGTATGGGAAGGATCAGTTTTGCGTGAAAAGAAAACTGAGGCGATCAAAAAGGAGATAAATACCCTCGTAGATCAAAGAATTTTGGAGCAAAATCGTCTAAGATTATTCCAAGACTTCTTGTCAGATCTATAATTGTCTAAATAATAACAGAAAATTCTAAAGGAAAATACGGAATTAACCAATGGCTGCGAAAAAACAACTACATGAAATGGAGAACCAGGTTACTAAGGGTGCAGCAAAAGCAGACCCAATGCCAAAGGCTCCAAATTATGTTCCCGATGCTGGAGGATCTTACGAAGATCTTGGAGGTCCTACACCTACAAACAGCAAACCAGATGACGACTCTAATAAGTTAAAGACACCTAGTGCAAAATTTGCACAGCAAGGTGATCCTCAAACTAAGGGCACTGCTGGAACAGTACAACTACCTGGACCTGCTGCGTTGAAGAGCACAGGATATGGTCGTGGTGCTAATGAGGAGACACAGCCAGAAGGTGAGGAAGTAGTTTCCGAAGAACCTGCTACCGAAGAAGAGGTAGTTGCAGAAGTTCAAGAGATTGAAATTGACCTTGAAGATGATGTGAAAGCATTATTAGAAGGTGAAGAACTATCTGCAGAATTCAAAGAAAAGACCAAGACAATTTTTGAAGCAGCAATTAAATCAAAAATTGAACTTGTTCAAAGCAATCTAGAAGCTCAGTACGAAAGTGCACTAACTGAAGAAGTTGGTAAAATCCGTAATGAGTTGACCGAACGTGTTGATTCCTATCTAGAGTACGTTGCAAACGAATGGATCAACGAGAATGCGTTACAGGTCGAATCAGGAATCAGAGGGGAACTCTCTGAATCCTTTATGACAGGTCTCAAAGGACTTTTTGAAGAACATTATGTATCAATCCCTGAAGACAAATATGATGTACTTGAGGCAATGGTCAGCAAATTAGATGAAATGGAGACAAAACTCAACGAACAGATTGACAGCAATGTCGCTCTTACACAGCGTCTATCTGCATCTGTCTCCGACAACATCCTTGATGAAGTTAGCAATGGTTTAGCACTCTCTCAAAAAGAGAAGTTGGCAGAACTATCAAAAGGTGTTGAGTTTGAAAGTGAAGAACAATACAGGGAAAAACTCTCAACGTTGAAGGAAGGTTATTTCACCAAACCTGCAGCAAAAGAGAACCCAGAAGTCATTTCTGAAGAAGCACCTGTAGTGGAGACAACTCCAGCGATGGACGCTTACATTCAGGCACTGACTAAGTTCCAATAAATTACTCAAACTTTAACCTAAAAAACCATGTTTAACTCTGGACAACTCCAGAAGAAATGGCAACCACTTTTAGAGGCTGAAGGAATTGATAAAATCACCGACAACCATAGAAAGGCGGTTACCGCACAACTTCTAGAAAACCAAGAAAGATTTCTAAGAGAAGAGAGAGCATTCTTATCTGAAGCTCCTCCTACAGTAAACACAGACCCATCATCAACAGGAGCCGCAGGTTTCAGTGGTGGTGCAACTGCTGCAGGACCTGTAGCTGGTTTCGACCCAGTTCTTATTTCATTGATCAGAAGATCAATGCCAAACCTCGTTGCATACGACCTAGCAGGTGTTCAACCAATGAACGGACCTACAGGTTTGATTTTCGCAATGAGATCACGCTTTGACAACCAGAACGGTACAGAAGCATTATTCAACGAACCAGATTCAGCATTCTCTGCTCAGAACTCTGCTGCATCACTCACACAGGGTGACTACACAGGAGCAACTGATGGAGATAGCGACGTTGGTTTCGGTACAACTGCACAAGGCGGTTCAAACCCATCCATTCTAAATGGTGGTGCTAACAATGCATACAGCACTGGACAAGGTTTCAAGACACAGAATTTGGAAACATTAGGAGACAATACTTCTAATAACGATTTCCGTGAAATGGCATTCAGCATTGAGAAGATATCTGTGACTGCGAAGTCCAGAGCACTCAAAGCTGAGTACAGTTTAGAATTAGCACAAGACCTTAAAGCAATTCATGGTCTAGATGCTGAAGCTGAACTAGCAAACATCCTTTCTACTGAGATCTTAGCAGAGATCAACAGAGAGATCATCCGTACAATCTACAAATCTGCAGAAGCAGGTGCTCAGACAAACACAGCAACAACTGGTGCGTTTGACTTAGACACAGACAGTAACGGAAGATGGATGGTTGAGAAGTTCAAAGGAATGATCTTCCAACTAGAAAGAGATGCAAACGCCATCGCACAAAGAACTCGTCGTGGCAAGGGGAACATCATCCTCTGCTCCGCAGACGTTGCTTCAGCACTAACAGCTGCAGGTCAACTAGACTACACACCTGCACTAAACAGCAACTTGACAGTTGATGACACAGGTAACACATTCGCTGGTACACTCAACGGACGTTACAAAGTATACATCGACCCATTTGCTGCTAACCTAGATGCTAACCAGTACTACGTTATGGGTTATAAGGGAACTTCTCCTTATGACGCAGGTCTATTCTACTGCCCATATGTACCTCTACAGATGGTAAGAGCAGTGGGACAAGACACCTTCCAGCCAAAGATTGGTTTCAAGACCAGATATGGTATGGTTGCCAACCCATTCGCAGAAGGTACAACACAAGGTCTTGGTAGAATCACTGCTAACAGCAACAGATACTACAGAAGAGTAAAAGTACTCAACCT